CCAGAGTTGGAAACGCCTTCGTAGAGTGCGACATAGGAGCGTTCAGCAGCTTTGGCGTAAACGGAAAGGCAAAGCTTTCCGCCGCTTACAAACGTGACACTGGTATATATAGCGGCTGAGTGACCGCCAGTAGCGGTAGTTTCGACAAGCTTGTCAGCAGACAGCGAACCGTTGGGGGCTGCGATGGCGTTTGCAGTTACCGTTGCATTACCTTTGCTCCAAGCGACATTTGACAAGTCTTCGGAATACCCCAGCAGGTTCTTCGGCGTGCTCGGGTTATAATACCGGTACGCGGAGGCGTTGTTTTGCATGCCGCCTAAATCAGCGCGGGTGAGCGATGCGCCCCAGAGGTGAAATGTCTCTGTTCCGACCAAGTTGGCAACAGGCTGCCCAAAATTTGTGTAACTGTTTCCGGTCGCAGCTTGTGCAAAATTAACAAACGACAAAACGGAAGAGCCGCTGTAGTTACCAGTAATAGACAATCTAAACCAGCTGTTGCCAACATCTACCTTTTCGGTGGACACAACAGTGCCGGACGTGGTTCCAACATCTGTTTCGGTCGCAACGCTGCCACTAGCTAGGTTAAAAGTTGCAGATACAAACACCTCTGATGCCGAATAGAATCCAATGGTTACAAAGTTGTGTGTTCCAGCTTTGACAAACATGGAAAGCGAGCAATTTGCAGAGGCACCGATTGTTACATCGCTTGCGCGCTGGACGCGGTGAACGTCATTTCCTGACAATGCTGTTACCGTGTCAGCCGTAATTGTCCCATTAGGTGCAGCTTGAGTATTTGCTGAAACAGTTGCAAGGTACTTCGTCCACACACTTGCATCAAAGCTCTCGCTGTTCGTCAGCAAGTTGTTACCCGCCCAAGCAATGTTGCCGACATTGTTGGTAACTGTTGCCGCTGATGCGCGGCTGAACTGAATGAAGCTTGTTGCGATGCCGGTTGCTGTCGTAACCATTTATACCACCATCGTGTAATTGTTCTGTGTGAAGTCCATGCCCAGAGACACCTCTACAGTGTATGGGCCAGAGCCAGTAAGCTGTTCAGAGCCAGTGGCAATGCGGACCTGATACGTGTTGGTCAGGAAGTCCAAGGACATTCCCTGCCATTCATTGCCAATCAGATCGCTGGGCGGGACAGGAGGATTAGGAGAGACGCCGCCACTGTCAGCATTAAACCCGGAGCCTGTCGATAGACCAACACCATACCGAAGGCCAGTCTGACCACCCCAGAGGCCAACAGCGCCAGTGTTAAGACCAGACATGCCGCCTCCAGATCACTTGGCTACGCTGCCAGCCTGAACCAACGTCAGCGTGACAGAACCAGTGCCACTTGCAAGCGTCACACGGACATACAGCGGGACATAACCGTAGTTGCCCTGCCGCGTGACCGTGGCGTTAACAAGCAATGCATCAGCATGGTCAACCCAGTTAACCGCGCTCAGAGCGACAGGGTTTGTGGGATCGTTCGGGTCATCCAGCGTCTGCTGGACAGTGTAAACAACGCTGCCGGTCACATCGCACTGGATGGAAACCTGAGCGTGCGCCCACTCATCCATGCGGAGCCAGCGTGTGGAAGCCACAGTGTTGGTGCCGACAGTAATGGCACCAGAGGCCACACCGCTGATCGTGACGGATGTAACCGTCTTGTAGTCCAGCGTAGACTGCGAAGCGCCAGCGTTAGCGCCGGTAATCGTCTCAGACTGGACGCGGCCATTGTAAGCCGTTCCGGTGATTGTAAACGTGCGGCCCGTTTCGTTTGCTGCGGATGTCACAACAACGCGGCGGGCAGTGTCAAGAATGGCAACGCCGCTCACAACAGCAGCGCCGTTAAGCGTCAGTGCGCCAGCGCCAGCAGGGGTCTGCGAAAGAGCGATATTGTTACCGCTTGCTGTGGTAAGTGGGCCTACGGTGGCCGAAATAGCGCGCATAACTTAGCCTTTCTTTGTAGAACGGGCGACTGCGATATTGTCTACAGCATTTGGGTAAGGCCGTCCAGCAGCGCGTGCCTTAGCCTTCGCCTGTTTGATCTGGTGAGCCTTCATTGGCTTGGACTTGTGGTCCTTGGGAAGCTGCTTATCCCAAATAGGCTTCATGGACATTTCCATCTCCGTAGCGATGCCGCAGCGCGGCTATCAGGCCCAGCCTTGCTTGCAATCGGCTTCATGCGGGCGCAGAAACTATCCTTGCGGGGGCCGCCTTCTGGCTGCGGACGCTTCAAATTTGACCCAGTTTCACGATTGTACTTGGCGCGTCCCTTCTCAGTCAGGCCAGCGCCTTTCGACTTGGGAAGCTTTTCACCGCGACCAACAGACAGGTTAACCATTGCCGTCTCCTAGAAAAAAAGGACGGGATGCCAGATAACACCCCGCCCTAGTTCCCAACCACGGGACTTCTGAACAGCCAACAGGGGAGGGCCAGTGACTGCGCAGAACCGTTTAGCCGCGCGGCTTCTGACCCGGACCTTCAGCCGCCGTCCAATCCGACGAACACATGCCGCCAGACTTGCGGGCGGGACGGTCAGCGCGCATGGCGGCCATCTTGCCCTTCATCTTGCCCATGTCCTTCATGGCCTTGCCACCGGACTTCCGCATCTTGCGGGCCGCAGCGACAACGTCCTTGTTACCGGAAACCAGTTCCGGTGTGTTCTTCTTCGGGGCAACGCCCTTCATCTTTTCCATTTCACTTCACTCCTTGACGGTGATTACGGGGTAAGGTTGTTGTTCTGGATGTAGCGAACAGTGATAACACCTACGCCCGTGCCAGTGTTGGTGGAAAGCACCCAGATGCGGTCATCAGTTGTTCCGGTGTCCTTCCAGTTGCCAACGCGCGTAGCATTGTCACCCGGAATAATCGCCTTGTTGCCAAGGGTTGTGGACAGGTTGTTGTCAGCCGCCACAGCAAGCTCAGTGGCAGTTGCACTGACGCCGACATTGACCGTCTGCGCAGCGCCAGACCAAGCTGTTGTCACCAGAATATCAATTCCGATAATCTGGCTGTTGGCCGGGATGACAATGTTGGTCAGGAACAGACCAGCAGCCTGACCAGCAGACGCCGCCTGAGTGAAATTCTGAGACTGAGCCATCGTGACATAACCAACATTGGCGATGTCGCGCCCAAGGGTCGTGCCGCTGGTGTTGAGAATGTTGCCAGCCCTAATCGGACCAGTGAATGTGGTAGTTCCCACAGGAACCTCCTTGCACTTGCATTGTACCGTCTGTGCAAAGTCCGCTGGATCGGTCGGTACAATAAGTTAATCCAGATGAAGAAAGGGCGGGAGCCTAAACCCCCGCCCAATCCGTTAGGTCGGGAGCGAACCCCAGATGCTTCTCCAATTATAATACCCAAACGAATACCGTTCGTACCCCTTGACAAGAAGGTTGTCAGTTACGAAGTCAACCTGCATATCCGTCTCAAACTTGACGCGCTCCATGTAGGAGAGGCCGTCGATGTTGGTGAGAAGGAACCAAGCCGTGGCGGATGTGAGGAAGTCGTTGGTCATGTAGCCTTCAGGCAGGCCGCCCGAAGTGCTGATGATCGCATTGACATCGTTATCCGCTGTGCCGGGGCGCAGTTCAGACTTTGTGAGGCGGATCGCAACCGGCTCAAGCTGCGGGGGAACCAGCAGCTTACGGGCGCGGGCGAACACCTTCAGACCGGCCTGATCCTTGAAGGCTGTACGAACTGCGATCATGCCCGCAAGCAGGGTCGCTTCGTTCAGTTCAACGTCAGTCGCAGGACGGTTGGCAACCGTGCCGCCATCAATCGGGTGATCAGTGGCGATAAGAGCCTTGCCGTCACCACCGACAGACGCATTATACGTTGTCGAAGTGTTGATGACGTTCGCGCCGTAGATTTCCTTTGTCTGATTGAACGACTCAATCAGGCCAAGGTTAGACGGCTGGAACTGGGTCTTATACAGGTTGTCATCAATGGCCTTGCGAGTGATCGCATAGCCAAGGGCGATTTCCGTGTGCTCTTGGTTGTAGACATAACGCTCACCAGCAGCGTTGTCGAAAGCGGTCTGGCCGCCTTCGGTCTTAAGCTGCGCGAGGCCCAGATACCGCATTTCGGCGGTACGCTCCAGAGCCATGCGCGACTCATGCTTGGTGAAAATCTTGTCGTACTGGGAAGGAATCTGCTCGTACTTGCCTTCGATACCACGGAGGCCGGGGAGCAGGAGGTCCTTAATTGCACTAAGGTTAACAGCCATTTGTCCCTACTCCTTAGATCGTCACAAGCGTCTTGGTGGAGACGTTGAGGAAACCAACAATGACGTAATCAGCATTACCAGCGACATCCGTTCCGTTTGAACCCGGAGGATCAGTCACAAGGCCGACAACGCGGAAGCCAGCGGTTGAGTTTGTACCAATCGTGTTGAGGTACATGCCGGAAATACCTGTAGAGGTATTGCCGCCAGAGCCGCCCGCCTGAGTGATAGAAGCGCCTACAGCAGCCTGAGTCACGTTGAGGCCAGAAGCGGCCTGCGCGATGAAACGGGCATTGGGATCGTTCACAACATAGGCTTCAATGTCGCCATTGTTGTCGGAACCCGGCCAATAGTTGGACCAAACTACGCGCTTCTGCGACACAGAAAGGTACTTGCAGCCCTGAAACACACCAGCAAGCTGAGTGGTGCTGTCATCGCCAGCGCGGGTGATGTAACCGTTAGTGTCCTGAAGAACAGCATCTCCAAAGAAGATCGGAGTTGTGTAATCGGACTTGATCTTCATCGCCACCTGTTCGTAGGTGGGCGCAGAGCCAGCACCACTGTACTGGCGGAAGCCAAAGGGAGCGTAAATATTCGGCATCCCGGTTTCTCCTAAAGGACGATCATCACAAAATCGGCACCGGGCCGCAGGATAATCAAACGAAGGTTAATCCTTCGCCGGGAAGGAATGGAATATTTGTAAAACAAAACAGACAGCTTGACAATAGACAAAAGTAAAGCGCCGCCCAAGTTAATGGACTTACATTAAATCATGGTGTAGTCTATAGCCTCAATCAGGAGGTAATATGAAATTACCATATGTGAAACACAGCATGTCCGCCAAAGAAAGATTGGCTCATTACAGTAAGAAACTAGAAAATGGATGCATAGATTTTATTGGGTCTAAGAATTTTTTTGGTCACGGCGAGATAGCATATCGCGGTAAAAAATATCGCGCTCATCGCCTAGCTTATTTAGAGTATAT